ATCCTTTGAACTCGAACCATTTTGCGCGGGGAATTCCCTCAGGGGAGGGCGGGAAGACCCCAGAAACACGGCCCACGGGCCCGCGAGGGCCCTTTCCTAGAATAACAGACTGTTGGCCTGCTCCACCTACGGGATTATATTACCTTGCCTTAGAAGAGCTCTGAGGGCGTTACGAGCTAATGAGTGCTTAGGATATGGTGCATATGCTTCCAGTCCACCGCATCAAGCGCCCAGCTTTCCACTGGCAGCAGGTCCGTCCCCTGTTCAAACAGGTCCTGCGCTTGCTTCCCGTGGTACAGCATCAGCCTGATCTCGCTCCGCTTCGTGGTCCCCTTCGGATGATGCTGGACCAGTATCCACACCGGCATGCCTATCATCCCGTGCTTCAGGTTGAACGATATCTGATGAGGGCTCAGTCTCACTTTCTTGCCCCGCTCCACCACCTTCAGCTCGATCATCACGAACCTCGCCTTGATCAGAGCCACTAGGCAATCCGGCATCCCCACTCCGACCCGATTCTCCAGTCGAGTTATCACTGAGCTCGGCAGATTGTCTTTTAGCCTCTTGTGCAGCGCGCTTTCTGGCTTTCTCGCCATCACGGATTTCCTCTATCAGGTCGATACCTTCTGCCTGTTCAACGTCCTCAGGCGTCACGTCAATGATCTTGCTGGGGGGAGGGCCGCCGTATAGGGCTTTGATCTCTTCCAGCTTACGACGCACCTCATCGGCGCTCATGCTATCAATGGTCCCGTGCCTGATCTCTTTCCTGTCAATGTAGATCGTTCCCAGTGCCTGCCCACGGCGGTACTCAGCGGTGACAGCGGCACCGAAGTTCCCAGCCTCGAGGGCCTGATCTCGAATGATCTGTAGATCGCGCAGGTGGCGCTCAATGTTGGTCCCATACTTCTCCGCCATCTGCTGGCGGTATTTCTGGATCGCGGCCACGACATGAGGGTATTTCTTCGGGTTGGTCAAATTGGTGGCAGTGTCGCTGGCGCTTTTTTCAGCATATCCAGCATTTATCGCCGCCTGTTTCATAGTTATCTTTCCCTCGCCGTCGATTAGTTCATAAATAAACTTCCACTGTTGAGGTGACACTATCTTTTTCTGTTCTTCCAGAGGAGCCACAGGCTGTTGCAGGCGCTCGTTCAGTCGCATCTTTTCATTTGGCTTGACGCCAGTGTCTTTCAGTATTTTAGACAGCGTTTTTTTGGACATCAGGCAATCCTCCGGCAGACCCAGTACGGTGTCCCGTCTGACGCGGGGCGGACCGTGAACTTCCGAGGCGGGTATCGGTAGCCGTATTTTCTCGCCGCCGATCCCACCAGCTGGGCGTCATCTCCTGTCTCGATCAGGAAATAGTCTCCAACAATCATCGCCTTAAAAGGGTATTTGAGCGTTCCAGAGCTCAGTCTTCGCATGGTGTGCTTTCGAGGGGTTATCCCTTCAGTTGAGCAGGGCTCGTCGTATAAGCGTGGCACAGGACCTCCAGAGTCGTTATTTCGCCAAAGTATAACAGTCTTTTCTGAAAAATTTAAAAACAGTAGTAAAAAATGGTCCGCGCGCGAACCCCGTCAAATTCAAAAAACCATTGCGTCATTGCGTCTAGTGAAACGTCAACGCAATGTCAGTGTTATAACATTTCCTTAATAAAAACAGTCACCTTGCGTCTATTGCGTCTGTAACAGTCTTTTTAGCAAAAAAAAGTTAACACACGTTTTTTTTCAGAAAAGACTGTTATACATAGCGTTCTAAGGCAAGTAACGCAATGTAACGCAATGTAAAGCAAGGTAGTGACCCGTGGTCCTTGGTTACTGGCCCGTGGTCCACGGAGCTCGAGAGGAGCTCAGATAGGCATTGAGGTGGGCCCGCCAGAGATTGCCTATAAACCCACCGAAAAAAGAAAATACCTGACGGGCCCGTGGTCCGAGGACCAGTGTTTATCCTACCATAGAAAAAGACCCGCCGGAGCGGGTCTTTTGTTTCGTGGTCCTTGTCAGAAGCAATCAAAGTCCCTCTCGTAAATGTAAGGGTCTCGATAGGCCTCAGCCTCCTCACGACGCTCGCGATGATACCGCACTACCGGAGCCAGCTTACGTATCGCCCCCAGCTTTGTTTTCGCGCCAGCGATGGCCTCAGCGATCTCTCCGTCGGTATAGGCCTCGACTACAACGTCCCAGCCTTTCTCGTAATTCGCCTCAGCGTGAGCTCGAACTTCCTTGATTAAATCGATCATCTTTCTGTCTCCTTTCTAGTGGTTTCTGATTAGTCGTACTCGTAAAGCAGGCCGACACCGAACTCGCCATCGTCGTCGTTCCGGCGTATCTCGCCGATCACTTCCTTTTCATCGTTAACGAAAGTGGCCACTACCGGATTCTCTTCCTCTTCAAAAGGCTTGATCTCGTAAAGGCCGTTCCAGTCGCCTTTCTTGTTGATTCGGATAATGTGGGCCGCGTCAGCCACCACCTTGATCCAAGCGGGGACAGTCTTGACATCGCCCCAAGCGTCCTTCACATCAGCAACACCGAGTGCGTATCCCGCTGGCCCGTTGAAATCGCCTTCCAGCTCAGGGTATCGCTTGATTTCCCAATTAATGATCTTGCCCATTTTTCTGTCTCCTTTCTGTTTGTCTCTCCAACGATTAGGATTATCGGTTATTCTGGGATCACTGTCAACTACTTCAGCACATTATTTTCCACTTAAGCAGGATTTTTTTGCAAAAAAAGACCCGCCGGAGCGGGTCCTTGGTCCGTGAACCGTGGTTACCATGTCCCGAACATGGCTCGCGCGGTGGCGTTGGTCAGGTCCTCCTCAGTGTGGCCTAGGGCGGCGTTGATTCGTTTGGCGTACTCGGCGTCGTGTCGCTTGTTTTCGTCCAGCTCGAAGTAGCCTGTCTCGCCTTCTTTCACTACAACGTAGTGATCAGTGGCAGGGTCCTTAACAATGTAGATGTTCAACATTTCTCTTTCTCCTTTCTTTATCAAAATAACTCTCCTTACACCTATTCAACGTGCGAGCCGGAGATTTATTCGCAAATTAATTCAAATTTTTTACTTTTATTTTTGAATCGATCTCGGGCTCCAGATACTCGGCAGCCCGTTCATAGGCTGCCTTGATCTCGTCGTCGATCCACTCGCACCATTTCTCATACGGTGCGTGAGCCAGTGCCCCGATGCCGTTGATGCTTTCGACGTGAAAGCCGTTCTCGTCCTGATCGGGACCGCTGAAAACAAAGCATCCCTCAGCAGGTTTCCAGAACTCGATCTCGAGCTCTGGATAGGCCTTTTTGATGTACTCGTTCAGGTTTTTGGTTGTTGCCTTTTTCATGATTTTCTCCTTTCTCCATCTATTCAACGTACCCGCCTGAACTTTATTCCCAAATTAATCGACTTTTTTCGCTGCATAAATGCGCGTCAGGTCTGCTAACTCCTGAGCCAGTGGATGTATCTTCTCCCAGCTTTCCCCTCGCCAGATCAATCTCCGCAGCTCTAGCATTCTGTCGAGCTCCTTGCTGATCTCTCCGAGGGTCATTTCCTTAGTTGACATAACTGTAATGGCCTCCTTCCACTCGAATCAGCTCATCGTCGCCCGCCTTGACCTCCTCGAACAGCTGGGCTGCCTCTCGTGGGCTTCGGGCCTCGATTATGTACTCTAAAAGAGGGATGTCCTCATCGCTACACTGGGCGATGCAGGTAAACCATCGCAGATTAGGTTCTTTCTTTTTCATCTTTCTTTCTCCTTTCAGCGGTCAAGCAGGGTGACCGTCATCATCAATAAATTTTTTGGCAAGCCCGATGATCTCGGGAATGGTGTAAACACCAGCGTAGTATTCCCACAGGTCAGAGTGCTCATTAGACTCGAGAGTGACCTCGACGACAAAGCCGTCATCGTAAAACTCGGAGACCTTAGCACAGCGTCTTTTACCGAGACCCTTTTTGAGTTTTGTGATTACGTCAGACATCACGCTGCCTCCTCTTTCCAGTTGTAAGTAGCAGGCTTTCGGATCGCACCGTAGTGGATCGGACCCGCTGGAAAGCCTCGCTCGGCAGGGACCTTATTGAAAGGATCATTGTCCTTGTGACCGATAAAGGCCTCAGCAATGACGTAGGCCTTTTTCAGGCCCTTTTTAGTGTAGGTGGCATCCTTACGATAGGCCGCGTTTATCCACTCTGTACCGCCGTCTCGCTCGACGAGGAACACGGTTCGTGTTCCGTAGCTGAACTTGTCAGCGAACACGAAGACCTTCTCACCGACGATCTCGTCAGTCTCGAGGTCCACCAGAACTGGGAACACCGCAACCCCGCCGTTATCGGCGAGCTCCGCTTCCATGCGCGCCTTGTCGGCGTTGCAGGCGTGAGCCCACTGCGTCAGGAAGCCGTCGGTATCGCACCGCTCGAAAGACTCGCGCTCGGCGGCGAGGTGATCCCCAGCCTTGGCTCGCAGGGCGTCACCGGCCCCAGCGACCGGAACGATTGCTGCCTCAGCAGCCTCCCTTGTGTCGTAATATTTTTTCATGCCTGTCTCCTTTCTGATTAACTATCCAACGATTAGGATTATCGCCGATCTGTGGACCTACTGTCAACTATTTTTTACTACTTTTTACCCTCCTTAAATTTCTGATATCAGGGAATCATTCCAATCAACTGGATAGTGTTTCGTGCCATTGATGATAGACGGATAGATATAGTCAACATCAATAACATTCTTTTTCACCAGTGACGCTATTGCGCCTCGCACCTTTTTTGGATCATCGTCTGGACCAATCAGGTCAGCCAGATAAATGCACTCTGTTTCTCCTAAAAGTGCTTTCAGGTTTTTGATTACTTTGATTTCTAAATCTGTGTAAACCATCTCTGTCTCCTTCCTCAATTTACCACCCAATGCACTTTTCCCATCGGTAGCCGTCGTGATACTCAATTGTGGCTCTCGCTGTCTTTCCGACCTTGTAAGCATCGTAATCCAGATCATCCTTCCAATTGTTGGCCACGAGAGCGTTTGTGCCGACGTATTCGACCTTGCCTCTCATTTTGACTCGGTACTTACCTTTCATGTTTTCTTTGAATTTCATCTCTTTCTCCTTTCTCAATCAACCGTAAATTTTGTGGCCCTTGATGTCCCACTTTTCAACAACAGGGGCTCCGTACTCATCCTCATCCACCACGATGTACGCCACTGTCTTCAGGACCTTCGCATATCGCCAGCCGCACTCCACACCATCAATGATGTTTTTCTTTTCCGCCACCCAGACCTTGTGACCGTACTCCTCCCAGTACCCGTCGTTTTCCAACTCAAACTCAAACAAGTGGCCATTCTCTTTTTCCCAGAAGCAACCGCCCTTGCCCGCCTCAATCTCGCCCCACTTAAATGCCATGCCAATCTCCTTTCTCAATCAACCAACCAACGATTAGAATTATCGGCGATTTGAATACTATTGTCAACTATTTTTTACTACTTTTTTACATTTATTTTAGCCAAAAAAAACGCCCCGAAGGGCGCTTCTTTTGATCAGGCTAATCGATCCAGCCGTCGTTGTACGTGGCATTCTCAATGCCCTGTTCCTTCAGGAACTCCAGAGCGGGCCCTACGCTCTCTTGGGCTGAGATGTTGCCCTGTACCCAAGAACAGTTGACGATGTTCTTGTATTCGTAGTTCCGCTTTCGTGGGCCGATGTACGGGACCTTGATCCCCTTCCCGCCGCAACAGGTCCCCTTGTCTTCGCCCCCCAGCTTCTTCCACTCAGCGTGCCAGAGCAGTGCCGCGTGAGCGAGGACCGTGGCCAGTTTATCAAGATCGGCGTCCTGATACGCCACGATGGTCTCGCCGAGATAATTTTTAACTTCTTTCATATCGTTCTCCTTTCTAGGTGGCCCCCGAAGGGGCCGGTTAATTAGAAGTTGTAATCGTAGAATTTCTTAGGCTTGGCGGCCAAATAGTGCTTTCCGTACTTTGTCTTCCAGTAGCCGCCTTTGTTCAATCGAGCTCGGATCACAGGATTCTCAGGCTCAGGTTCGATGTTCCACTTCACCTCATCAATGTTTTTCAGGACCCCAGCAAAACCCCCGACTGCCCAATCCAGCTTCACAGTCTCGTCTCGCTCCGCTTTCATGGCTCGAATCTCGATAGTCTTGTCGCTGATCACCTTCACAATCTCGTAGGGCTCGATATCAGTCCAACCGTACAGGTTCGCGTACTTCGCTTCGTTTCCGTAATCATCTTTCAACATCACTTTCTCCTTTCTGATTAGACGTTGATAACTGCCAGCAGCGTGATTAATGTCAGGCACACCGTCGCAGCGCCATAAATGAATCGATCCTCGTAAGTCAAACCTAAATCCATCTTCTTTCTCCTTTCTGATTAACTACCCAACGATTAGATTATCTTCGATATGGAACCTACTGTCAACTATTTTTTACTACTTTTTACCCTCTTTCTAGGTGGCCCCCGAAGGGGCCGGTTAATTTATGCCCCCATGCTCTTCTCAGCTAAGCGTTCCGCACGGGCTTCATACTCATCCTCAAGGTGCTCTTCATAGGCTTTTCGGAGCTCTTCAGTCAAGGCATCCCAGTCCACCCCCTTGATCACCCTTTTACCTCCGCAGAGATTGCAGGGCACGTCGTATCGACCGCCAAAATAATCTCGTCGAAAGTCAGGATCATCGGCCCAGTCTTCTCGCAGACCTCCGCAGTCGATGGCCGGATTAACATGCTTGCCCTCGCCATCGCAGAGATCGCAGACCTCCCACTTAGTGGGCAGCTCAACGTCAACAAAGTCGTCAGTGGCCTCGTCGTAAAGCGGAAAAACTATCTTGTCTTTAGCGGGCTCCGTGTTTCGCGGGTCGTTGTAGTAATTCAGGTTTTCAATGTAGTGGTTCATGCCTGTCTCCTTTCTCATTAACTAACCAACAGTGACTATTATAAGGATCGTGACATCCGTGTCAACCACTTTAGACTACTTTTACCTATATTTCTACCTTACCGAGCTCTCGATAAACCACGTGATTTGACCAGTCATTAAACGCGGCCATCCACTGATTCTCGTCTGCCGCGTCTTCGATACCGAACTCTTTGGCGATTTCGGCCTTTTTGGCTTCGTACACGTCGTCGCTGATCGTGCGCTGTTCGAGAACATACTTCGCCTGTGGCAGGCCCTCGATGTTGTTGCTGTACTCGTACAGATCGATCATGCCGTCGAAATGCCCGTACTGGTACTTGTCAGTGATCTCCGTGACCGCATCCCGTGTCGGACCATTGGTCCAGTTAACGTGCACAGAGTCACCGCCAGCGAAGTTGTTTGAACGCACAGAGAACTTGACGCTTGGAAAAGCCTTCTTCAGTTCCGCTCTCATTAACTTGGCCGCTTGGGCCGCTTCAGTAAGTTTTCGCATTTCTTTCTCCTTTCTCAGGGGCCCCCCTCTCGGAGGGCCGTGGTTCGTGATTAGTTTTCTACCAACACCAGATTATCGTTGGGCGCTGTCTCTACCGTGAAAACCTTGCCCGCATACTTGACCTTCTCGCCCACGTTCACAAGGAAAGCACGCTTCTTGTCTTCCGCAACCGCTGTCCCCAGAGTCACAGGGTCTGGGTTGAGCCAGTAGATTTTGTGCCCAAATTTCTTCGCCCGTTCAAGCGCCTCAAGCGGGCACTCCCCATACTCCAAGGCATAGGTGAAAACATCACCAAAAGTGTAGTACGTGTCGTTCACACACAGCTTCTCTCGCGGCTTGTAGCCCTCGGCGATGTCCTTGCCTTCAAAGACTTTGAACAATGCGTTCTCTTTAACAATCTTTCGTAATGCCATCTCTCTTTCTCCTTTCTAATTAACCAACCAACGACTAGATTATCGGTGATTTATAGACTGTCGTCAACTATTTTTTACTATTAATTACCACCTGGTAAGTCTTTGATCCATAAAGAAAAATAGCGCGCATAAAAAAGCCCCGTAAAATTCACGGGGCAAAAAAACTTACACAAGGAGTTAAAACTAGAAGGCTAGTCCGAGCCCTCTATTTGACACTCTACCTCATTTTGTAGATCGACGGCTACTGCTACCGCTAACTTGGCCAGAGACTCCGTGTCGTTGATGTAGCGGCCTTTGTCGCTGGACAGTAGGGCCTGCATTGCAATACCTGCGTAAATCGCCACAAGGGCGTCAGAATCGTTCATAGCTAGTGTTTGTGCTCGTATTCTTCCAGTATGTGTTCATAGGTCGATTGAATAGCTTGCTTCCAATCCAAAAGCGCATCTAATTGTTGAATAGGATGCACCTTAACGAAGTCAGGATGAAATGCCACAACACCTTCTTCGCTCTCATCATCCCAAGAAAGAGTGCCAAACAAATCCTCGTCGTTATCCAGTATTCCTTTCATTACAACTTACCCTCTTCTATTAGTGCTATTCGGTTGGCTTCGTGCGCTGCTGCTATTTCCGCTTTATTTTGCCCAGTGTACGGAACCGCCAATCGTCTTTTGATAAGGAGCTGCGTAATAGTTCCTTTTCCCGTTTTGAACTCGCCCAGAAATCTTCCAAACTTTCCTTTCTCTTTTGTTGTGAGCGCATATGTTCCTCCCACGACGAGAGTCTTTTGAACGTATTCTTTTGCGAGGAGTCCATGAGCTTTTTCCTTCTTATTTCTAGTGCGAGATTCTGGACAATCAATTCCGAAAAGACGAATGCGCTGATTACGCAACCAAACATCAAAACCAAGATCAACATCAACATCGACTGTATCTCCGTCTACCACTTTAATTATCGTTGCTTTGTATTCGTACACTATTTTTCCTCATACTCTTTTATGTACCGCTCAAAGTACCACTGCATTTTACGCAAGTCCTCTAACAGCTTGCCTTTGTAGCGATGCCTATGAAGATACTTGTGCGCGTTCCCGAGCAGATACCCGCGATATTCTTCCGGCGTTAGCTGCTGCTTTATATAGTCAATACACTCGATACCCTGATTCGCGTAGTGAGGCGGGCTGTTCACCATGTCCTTCCTTTCGCTTGAAAATCTAGGCTTGTGAGTTCCAAACTTCTGTTTCATTTCACACCTTTATAAAACACGTGCTCGTGTATGCTTGTCGTGACAAGTCCCGTATACGCCCACTCAGGGAATACTTTCCTGCTGTGGTAATGAGTTGCTCCGCCTGTTATGTCAGGGATCAAACCGCTCAGATGCGTGATGTAAACCGCATCGCGCCACGCACGCTCGTCGTGCGGGTCTTCCGGTTTGCCGTCGCAGTAAAAGCTGAACTGGCACATGTTTCGTATCGGGTTACCGTTCCAATAATAGCCCTGCTTAACCACGTCGCAGGCATTGTCTGGGAACCGTGGATCGTGAATCCTGTTTCGGATAACGTGAGCGACTGCAATCTGCCCAGCGTCAGGCTCTCCCCTAGCTTCAAAATAGATCGCTAGGGCCACGCACATCAGCTGAGTCACCATGACTATTCCTCTTTTTTTGGATCGTCATTCTTCGGGTCGTCGTACCCGTCAAACCAGCAGGTCTCAGGGTAATTACAATCGTACTCAAAGTAACCGCTATCTCCGGTGCAAAAAGGATCGATTACCTTTTCGCAATACGGGCACTCGTCACCGAGTGCCGCGTGTCTGGGTCCTGCCATTTCATTCTCCTGTATAAATGAGTTGTCCCTCTTGAGAATTTCTTCGGTAAAACTCGAGATTGTTTTCAGCCAGCTGACTTCTGCGCCACGCTCTGAATTTATTCATCACTGCCTTTCTATCGCAACTGAACCACAGATAACTTCGGGTCCCGTCGTTGAAATGCAAGTGATACCAATTATTCTTCGACGACTTTATCTTTAGCAGCTTCATCATTTTTTTGTCCCTTTTGATAAAGCCCAAAACTTTCTTTCTGCAAATGGTTCAAGACACCTTGGCCTTCTGGAATCTGGGATATCTGGCCCCCTTCTTCTAAAAACTTTGCTATGTCTTTTTCCAATTGATCACGCAGATTTTTCTTTGGGTCCTTCAACATTACGCTCCTTCACGACTGCTCGCATCGGGTTGATCCCTAATTCATACGACTCAATCCTAGCAGAGTAAATCATATCAGTAAGCTGTTCCACGACCTTTTCAGGGTCCTCAAGAACCTCTTTTAAAGCCTGAACTACCTTGACTCTATCAAAAACCTTGAGGTCCTCGAAATGATCCGTGGCCATGTTGACCAGATCATCTAAATGTTTTGAGCTCATTCTGCTCTCCAGATTCGCAGCCCGTCGTTTTCACGGCGTGCAACAAACTTCGTGCCGCGTCGTGCGCCCATGGCCATTGCTGATCGGTAGGCCTTACCGTTTACTTTTTCGTCTTGAAACCAAACTGAATCGCCCACCTCCATGGTAGCAAACGGCCATTTGCAGGCACGCTTCTCAGTAGGCACGGGCACGTTTTTATCGATAGTAAATTCCATAATTACTCCTTGCACACAATGGTGTCATCAAAGGGCGGCCAACCTTGATCGCCCTGAGTTTCTTGAAATAGCGCCGTCATTTCGCAGTACAGCGATTCGCTTTGCTGCTGATCATTGAAATCCATGGTAGAAGCCACGGAAAAACAAACCACTGAAACAGTAGCAAACAACACAAGTATACTTTTATTTAACATTGCATTCTCCTGTATTACTTAGATCACTGTACCACATTGGCACATGGTATAAAAGCCCGTAACGTGGGCCAGTCGGTCTGATCACCGAGGGAATCGCTTTCCGGCTCAGACTGCGGGTGTTTTCGAGGGAAATCAAACCAAAGAAAACCTCATCCACCGCCCGCTGGGATTACTTGTAGTAGTCGTAACTTCGACACTCACAAAAGTCGCAAGGCTTTTCAGTTATCTCGACCTCCAAACCTTCTGCCTCAGCAGCTTTCAAAAACAATCCGGCGTCGTAATCTTCTTCAAGATAGGCGTTGCCATCTTTCTTGTAGCTGAATCCGGTGATTTTGTCGGCCACACCGAGGGCCTTGATCGTCTCAATAGGGACCTCGAGCCAACCGTGGCTCGCATCGTGATAGAACGTCAACAACATTTTTTTCTCCTTTCTAGTCATCCCAGTGCTTGGCACATTCGTCCCAAGAATGGTTTGGATCGTTAGAACCACAGTTTAAACACTCCCAAGGCTCTTCCTCCCAGTAAGGGAACTCAGGCGGATTGGGCTCGTTAAAATAGTCTTCTTCCATCTCTTCTCCTTTCTACTAACAAAACTTACACTACATATTACCAAAACAAGGACAGACAAACAACTATTTATTACTACTTTAGGTTACTTTATTAAGTGCAATAATCGCTTTTTCGTATCGCTTGATCATTGACGGAGTAATTGAGCTGACATCTGTCAGGTGATCCGCGAGGTCCGCATTTTTTACCGCGATTGCAATAGGATCGCCGCTCTCAGCGACCTTACGGATGTAATCCATGTACGTCTCGTCTCCCTTGGCCTCTGTGAGCACGTTTACGGACTCGGCAAGGTCCTTGCCTATCGCGTGTTCAAGCGCCTCCAGCGTCAACGGTGTGTCCTCTAGGATGTCGTGCAGAACTCCCACGATCACGTACTCGGGTCCAAGCGGAGCGACGTATTCGGCCACCCTTCTCAGGTGGCCGTTGAAATAGTCTTCTCCGGCCTTGTCTACCTGTCCGGCGTGAAAGATTTTGGCAAGCTCAAATGCTGCTGCCACGTTCATGATTTTTCTCCTTTCTGGTTGTCACTCTTTTTTAACGGTCCAGTCTGCCCAGTCTAGCACGGTAATTTCTTTACCGAACTCATCAGTCAAACGATTGTAGGCATCATCGTAGTCTTCCCCTCGGATACCGAGGGCCTTAACCTCTTTTTCGCCAGCATCGTCTAAAACTTCAATCTGAAAAGCAAAATAGGCCATCTCTTTCTCCTTTCTAGTTACCCGCTTTAACTACTTTTCGCACTACATCAACAAACTCAGCGCAGAGCTCGCCCTTAGGATTCTTCAGGATAGTGTCCTTGACTCGTGGTGCGAGGTCCTTGTTACCTGCTACTTCTGCGAAACGCTCGATAACTGCTTCGCCCAGAACAGTCTCAGTCAGCTCTTTCAGGGTCTCGATGTTCTCGAGATTTTTCAAGGCTCTTTCGTATGCGGTCATGTCTTTCTCCTTTCTGATTAACTTACAACACAATACTACCGAACTACTCGACCACTGTCAACTACTTCTTCCCTTCAATAAACGATGAATTAGCTTGGCCTCTTTGGCCTTGATCCGTGGATCGCGTTTGATCGCTTTGTCCACGGCCTCCTTGTTGTACTTAGTCTTTTGCATCTCTTTCTCCTTTCTAATTGATTGATGTTTCAAACTTGGTCCCGTCAGGCGCTGTCCAGTTACAGCACCCAGCAGAACAGCAGTATCGGTCACCGCCGACAGTGTAAATAAAAGCACCATCAACATCTCTGTAGGCATCGACGTAAACATCGCCAGACAAAGTAACCAGCTTGTTGCCTTTCTCACGAAGGACCTTGACTCCCGCAGGAATGTGAATCTCGTACATCATGCCGCCTCCTCT